ACCCGTCGCCGTAGATCGCCGAGTAGATCTCGGCCTTGAACGGAGTCCTCGTAGTCTCGCTCATCTTGGGCGCCGCGTACTTGGCTGTGTCTCCAGTGCCGGTAACCGTTCCTCCGCCGATCAGCGCCATAGCCGCGATGTCCAGCTTAGCGTCCTTGAATGTCGCCGTTATGGAGGTCAACACGTCATCGTCCTTCACGGTTGCGATGAGCTTGTCCCCGCCGCGGAGTTCGGTCTCGCCGCCCTCCTTGATGTTGGGCGAGTACGAAACCTCCTGCGGGGTGCTGATCGTGATGACTTTGCCATCGGCCTTGGTGGAGCCGTCCTGATTGAGCTCCGTGAGCACGACGCGCCGCACGCCATAGATGTTGTCTGCCATTGTTTATCACCCTCCGCGTGGAATTCTGAAATTGATTCGCTTCCCGACCGCCTGCAGGTCGGGGTCGTAGTAGTCGCGCATGGTCTGGTCCCACTCGAGCGCGAACCTGCGCCCGTTGGCCCCTGTGAGCTCCACGTTGTGCAGCAGCCGCTTGACCTCGTCCACCGCCGTGTCAACGGGCACGAAGCTGCCCTCGGCGAAATACAACCAGATGGAGACGGACTGAAAACGCCCAGCCCGGTTGAATAGGGCCGGGGTCTCCTCGCCTAGCTCGATCACGCCGTAAGGCTTTGGCGTCTGGGCGGTCGCCTTGTGCGGTTGCAGCCAGGCGCGCACTGTGGTGCAGTTGTCAGTGAGATGCTTGTAAAGCGTCGCCCTCATTTGGTCAGCAACTCCTTGGCCGCGTCGTAGAACTCAGGCGCGAACTTCTGCGCCGTGGGCTCCAAGATCGGCCGCCGGCCCTTGCGGCTTAGCTCCAGATACACGCCGTATTCCTCAGTGTGGGCAATACGGATCTTGAGCTTGCCGTCCTCTTCGAGCACCTCGCCGAACAGACCCTGGCGTGCGTGTCCGGTCTGGTCTTGCCACGGCGCATTCTGCTTAGCGTAGGCCTCCATCTGCGCGGCAGTCTGCATCCCTAGCCCATGGAGCGCCGTCCGCATTCGGTCCTCGTATCCCTGGAGGTTGCCTATCACGTTATCGAGCCCCGGCATGGCGTCAGCTCACCTCCTCGAGATCGGCATGTATCGCTGTAACCGCCCCGCCTGTGCTGGCCGGGCTGACAGTGCGCACAATAAAGCGCCGGCCATCCACGATGGCACTCTCAGTCAGTTGCGCCTCACGCGTCGTTACCACTGTCGCTTCGCCAGTGAGGATAATGGCGTATACAGGGAACGTTGGCGACAGAAACACCCACTCACGGTGGCCTGTGGGTCTAGCCGTCTGAAACTCGTCGCCCGTAGCTATGTCTGCGTCCCATGTCGCTAGCAACCCCCATGACTGCGTTTGGATTTGACCGCCGACCTTGCTCACAGTCTGTGCCTGCATGCTGCTCATGAAGATGCGCACAGTTTGGGCCGGCAGCTCCACCGTCTCGCGGTAGGAACCTCCGGCCCCGTCGTCCACCTCTTGTGTTCGCTTGATCACGATGTTTGTGGGGTTGCGCGCGATCTGACGCTCTGCGTTCCGTCTGGCCTGTGCTACGTTCATGGGCGCCACTCCTCGGCGGGCGCGACTCGAAGCATCACGCTGCCCTGCCCCGAGGCCTTGGCCATCGAGGCATACTTGTCCGCCATGCCCAGGGCGTAGGTTAGGCGATCCCTGAGCGACACCAACTGCTCAGTCTCCTGGCCCAGTGTCAGCCTTTCGACGTCGCCCATCTCCGACTGGAGCATCCCGGCTTTCATGGTCCAGCCCATAGCGGCGGCAGCGAACACGCTGGCCGACTCGGTCAGGATCTCGTCTAGGTCCTCATCGAGCAGGCGCGTGTCAGTATCGCTGCCGCCTGCGGGTATTCGCTCGTCAAGGAGCTTGCGCAGCCTCGTCCTGAGTTCCGGGCTAGGCGCCATGGACAGTCACCTCCGAGTTACACCTGCACGACGGCGACGGTCACCGACGTTACCGCTGAGTAGGCAATCTCGACCTGTCCGGCAGCGTTGTTGAACCGACCTGGATCGAGCGGCCCGATCCACTTCTCGCCGCCTGCCGGCACAGACACCGTGAGATCGTGATCGAATCCCTGGTCGCAGGGCTTCTGCGAGTTGACGGTTACCGTCGTCGGCGATGCGTCGCCGTTCTTGACGATGATGCATGTGCGTCCATAGTTGGCGAATTTGTCTCCTCCGGCCTCGGCCGCGACGAATGCCGGGGCAACCCCGGCGCTGCTGACCGTCTGAACGTTCAGAACCGCCATCGGCTATCACCCCTTTCGGCTCTTACTTTTGCCGCCTTTGGCTTTCGCGAGCGTTTCGATAGGCACCTCAGGCGCCGGCTCAGGTTCCGGCTGAGGAGGAGGTTCCACGCGCTCTGCCGCCTTGTAGCGCTCGCACGTGGTCTCCGCCCCCGGGTTGCCCCACCGTCTTATGGGCAACTCCGGATGGCATCTCATCGCCGGCAACCCCGAAAGATCAGCGCCTGGCTTCCACGGAAACCAGGCGCAGTCCTTACATCTGGCCATTCAGATCACCGCCCTACGGAAGAGTGATCTCTTCGACCGCGTTGGCCGGGCTGGCCACGACGCCGCGCCTGGCCCTGGCGACGATGAGCTCCTCGACGAGCCTGGAGACATCGGCGTTGCCAGCGTCGACCATCAGGTCATGCTTGACCAGCTCGCGGAAGTACTTCTGCCCCTCGATGAGATACGCCTTGCCGGGGTCGACGCCTGCGTACTCGTAGGTCTTCTCGCCGACAGCCGTGGACCAGCCATCGTAGAAGATCATGGTGTCGATGCCCGACACCGCCGGATACTCGGTGCCGCCGACCACCATGCGCTGGAGAACCTCCTCGATGTCCCAACGCTTGCTCGAGTGAGCCAGCAGGATGTTGGGGCGCCTGGGCGACCTGGTGTCGGTGTTCCGATCCTGGCTCGCGTGGATGAGAGCTGCCTTGAGGGTGTTGCGCAGCTTCTCCCTGTAGGTCGCGCCCGTCGTATCTGCCCCCGTCTTGTTCTTCGCGGCGTAGTTGTAGCTCAGGATCGGGCTCAGGTGCAGGTGATTGAGCAGCGCGTTATAAGCCTCGCCCAGCGCGCGATTGAGCTCCGTGACCTCCCAGGTCTTGTCGTAGACGCGCATATCCTCGGTGATCTGGAAGCCTGTTGCCCAGGTCACGATGGGCACGGTGTCCTTCGCGCCGATCTTGCGCGAGCCGAGCTTGATCTCCTCGAGCTCCATGTGCTCCAGGAACACGACCTGAGCATTGAGGAAGGGCTTGATGTCCACATGCTCCGTGAAGTTCGCGTCCTCTATCCTGCGATAGATCGGCGAGTAGAGCAGAGGCACCTGCTCACGGCCGAGCTCCAGGTCGATGACGCTCTTCTGCACGAGCTCGTAGAGCCCGGCAGGCGTGGTGAGCATCTCGCCCATGGGTTTCGTAAGTTCGAGGATCTCCATCTCGCCGTTTACAATGCGCTTCTTGACGGAGCCGGGCTTGCCGCCAGGCCCAATGAAGGGCACGTCCACCTCAACGGTCTGCTTGCGCCGCTCCGCCCGGAGAGTATCGATGCTGACTATTCTCACGTGTTGTCACCTCTCAATCCTTGATTGCCTACTCGGCAGCCATCAGGCCAGCAGCCTGGAGTGCAGCCAGCAGTGCCCTGAGCGCCGTGCGAACCGCCTCAGCGTTAGCATCATCGGCGCACGCCACATTAGCCGCGACGCGCCCGAGAGCTGTGGTTGCGTCCGCCTGGGCGGCCGCTGCCGCGGTGTCAACCTCGTTGATGGCCCCGACCGCCGTCCCCTTCTCGGTCGTGGTCAGCTCAGCGAGGGTGCCGATCGCAGCGTTGGCCGCGTCCGCGTGCGCATCGACTTCGTTGACTGCCGCGACAAGATTCGTCTTGGCGGTAGTCGTCAACGAGGTCAGGGTGCCGATTGCCGTCGCGGCCTCGTCGTTGATGATCCCGGGCGCGACGCGGAACCAGATGACGTCCCCGGCATCCTTGGCCAGGGTAACGACGCCCGCGAGCACCGTCGTCGGGGTCTCCGTGAACTTCTTTGCGGTGGAATCCCAGTAGATCTTGGTCCCCACAGCGAAGTCCTGAGTCGCATCGATCTGGCTGGTTTCATACTCGCCAGGCTCGATGTTGAGGATGAGACCCTTGGTCTCGCCCGCGCCGGTTACGACCTTCTGGACCGCCAATCCGAGAAACCCATCGAGCCGGACGAATGCGCCCTGCTCAACCGTGGTGTTCTCGGGCACGGTTACCCGAACCGACTTGCCGTCACTTACCTTGCGTCCCATAATTGCGTCACCTCCAAATCCTTATATGGCCTGCCGCTTGACGCGGAGGTTTGTGGGCTGCTGAGGCCCGCCTCCGCTCACAGGCACAGGCTGATCCGTGTAGAGCTTACTAAGCGCGTTCTTGATCTTGTCGTCAGCGAGCAGCTTGTCGATCTCGCCAGCAACCTCCTCCTTGGTGGCATCCACCGGCACCAGGAGTATTCGCTTGACCAGATCCTGCGCCATCTCGCCCTTGACCTTCTCGGTCAGCACCCCGGTCACCATGGCATCGTGAGTCGCCTGAGCCTGAGCGGTGACGGCCTCGGCAGCGGTCTTGGCTGCCTGGACCACGTCCATCTCGCCGGACACTCCCAGCGCCTCGCGCACCTGCGCCAGCGTCGCCGCGGCATCCATGGCCGTCTTGACGTCGGCCATTTCGCCGGCCACCACCTGAGCTGTCAGGCCCATCTCGCCAATGACCTGTCCCAGTGTCACTTCTTTACTGTCCAGCATGGGTTTCAGCTGGGCTATGAGTTCTTTCCAAGTCAACTTCTCTCCACCCCCAGTGTCTATCTCGCCTGTAACAGGCACGTAGTTCTTGACCTCCTGGACCTCCGTCTTCGCCCCGAGTTGCACCTTATCGTCGACGACTCCGTACGGGATCCGCCATAGCTTGACGCCCTCGGTCTTGGTCTCCTCCTCGATGATCGCGTAGGAGTCATAGACTCGTTGCACCCAGGAGCCCACGGAGTCCTTGCTGAGGGTCGCTCTCGCCGCCGTCTGTATGGCTTCTCGCAGCTCCTCATGACTGCCATCGAGCTCGCCTGCGGGATCATCCATTTCTCCGAGAGCGACTATGGCCGTGGGCATCCCTGCCCTCCCCAGCGGCGTCCAGTCGATGCTGAGAGGCTGATACGCAACTACGTGCGTCTCGCCCCCGACCTGCTGCAGTTTCGGGATGCCGAAGATGCTCACGGTCTTGATTGTGCCGGCTTTAATCCACCGCTTGAGGTCGCTGGCGGCTTGGTCGACTACGCCGCGGAAGTAGGCGATGCCCTTGCCAATGACCTTCCCTTGCGCGTCCTTGATCTCGGCGTTCTCATCGAACTTCGCCCCTACCCAGTGCGTCACCGGCGTGGGGAACTCGGATTCGACGTTCTCGGGCTTCTGGTGCCCCAGGAATCCCGGCAGGCCCTGGCTCATAGTCGCATCGACGATGTTCTTCAGGGACTCGGATGTGTAGTGCCAACCCCGACGACTCTTCGTGGCCGGCACGGCCACCACCGTCTCAAGGGGCTCGGGGTCTCCGGCCTTGAGCGCGGCGACATCGATGCCGGGGTTCAGCGGGATCTCGCTCACTGCCATCTCGCCGCAGACGTAGCCGGCAATAGGAGCCGCTTCGCCGCCGGCCTCGCTCATCTCGCCTACTGCCTGCATCCACTCATCGAACTTCAATCTCACACCTCCCTCCAGATGTGAAAAAACCGCCTCGGGATTACTCCCTAGCGGTTGATTGCTTTGCAGCTGTATGTGGCTGTGGCTACTCGGCGCGGTTCATTGCATCCAGCCT